AGGACTGTTATATGGCCTTTTTACTTTTACACAATTATACGGACTTTATCCAAAAGTAACAAACAAAGATTTTAAATCTAATATTAATTTTGATTTGTATGATCCCAAGTTGGGACTTTATAAGAAAAAATAATTATTAAAACAAAGAAAAAAATTGCTGAAGATAAAATTAAAAAAATAAAAGATTATCTTAATAGTAAAAACTTATATCTTGCATTTATTGAAAATAAAGAAAATAAATTAGTAATTAATGCAAATACATATTTGCTTTCTTTTCAAGCAAATATATATGAGAAAGAAATTAAAGAAATTATCAAAGATTATATAGATGAATAATAAAAAAGGAGGTCAGGAATGTCAACAACTTATGAAATTAAACCAGGTACCTTCAAATATATAGAATCAGAAATATATAGTCATTCTGAAAATAAAAGAGAAATAGATAGACTTAGGTTAGCCATATTAAATCCTACTAAACCATCTGATGAAAATATTGTTTATGGTCCATTAGAAAAAGGATTGCCAGTTAGAACAACAGAAGTCATGGCAACACGATTACTTACTAATAAGATGCTGCGTAACCTAGAAGAAATGGTTGAAGCAGTCGAGTATGTGTACAATAGATTGTCTGATGATCGTAAGAAAGTTATTGAGTTAAAGTACTGGAATAAAGATAGGAAACTAAAGATGGAACAGATTGCTAGTGAATGTCATATGCATCGCAATACTGTATCAAGTATTAGAAGAAACTTTGTAAAGGCAGTTGCAATGCATGTGGGAATGAAATAAGTTTGTGCATTAATTGTGCATTTGAAACGTATTTTAAATATATTATGATAGTGTGGATTAGATAGACTTATACACTAAGACGAATACTTATCAGAAGGCGTATCACTTATGTGGTACGTCTTTTTATTATACCTATAAAGGTGGTGTATGTATGACTAGAGTTGTAGGTAAAGGTAAGAACGGACGTAAGCAATATGAGTATGATTGGTTCTATCATTCAAAAGGATGGAGCAAGTTAAGGAGCATGGCACTTGATAGGGATAACTATCTATGTCAGAAGTGTCTAGCACATAACAAGATAACTAATGCTAAGATAGTCCATCACATTGTTTACGTAGATACTGATTTTACTAAAGCATTAGACCTGGATAATTTAATATCAGTGTGCCAAGACTGTCATAATAAAATTCATGCTAACGATAACGACAAAACGAACGAGAGAAATGTAAGAGTGATGAAAGTTTAAAAATTAAAATTGTTTTGAATTTCAAAATAAATAATTTTTATACCCCCCTACCAAGTGAGCAAAAAGTGATTCCGACGGGGACCGGCGGGGGGACCTTCGTTCGCAATGCGGATAACTTTTTCATGAAAGGGGGTTAACTATGAAAATAACAAAAAATAAGCTAATTCAATATATTGATGATTATCAAAAATCTGATGACATACTTATTTCTTTATATTTAGAAACTTACGAATTTTATTGTCGATTAAGAGATGAATTAAAAGATAGTGATTTAATGTTGAGTCATACAAATAAAGCAGGTGCAACAAATATTGTTAAAAATCCACTTAGTATTGAATTAACTAAGACTGTTCAAACATTGAATAACTTGTTAAAGTCATTAGGTTTAACTCCTGCACAAAGAGAAAAAATAGTTCAACAACAAGAAGATGGTTTCGGTGACTATTAAAATATTAAATAAACCATCACCTAAATTGTTAACGACATGGTATGCCAAACAAGTAGTAGCAGGTAAGATTATCGTAAATAAATACGTGATAAAAGAGTGTGAGCGACACCTTAAATACTTAAAAGGTCATGAAAAGTGGATTTTTGATGAAGAATTAGCACATAGACCAATACGTTTTATAGAGAAATTTTGTAAACCATCAAAGGGTGCAAATAATCAATTAATACTACAACCATGGCAACATTTTATTATTGGTAGCTTATTTGGTTGGGTACACAAAGAAACTAAGTTAAGACGATTTAAAGAAGCACTTGTATTTGTTGGGCGTAAGAATGGTAAAACAACGACTATTTCAGGGCTTGCTAACTATGGTGTATCGCAAGATGGAGAAAATGGTGCCGAAATACATATGTTAGCAAACACCATGAAACAAGCACGATTATTATTTGATGAGTCTAAAGCTATGATTAAAGCTAGTCCAGTTCTAAAGAAAAATTTTAGATCATTACGTGATGCCATTCATTATGATAAAACGATATCTAAAATTGAACCGCAAGCATCAGACAGTGAAAAACTAGATGGACTAAACACACATATAGGTATTTTTGATGAAATACATGAATTTAAAGATTATAAACTTATATCAGTCATTAAAAACTCAAGAGCAGCACGTTTACAACCATTATTGATTTATATCACTACTGCAGGTTTCCAGTTAAATGGACCACTTGTAGATATGGTAGAAGCGGGAAAAGATACATTAAACGGAATTATTGAAGATGAACGCACTTTTTATTACTTAGCTTCTCTAGATGATGAAGATGATATTAATGATAGTGAAAACTGGATTAAAGCTAATCCAAACATTGGTGTGTCGATTGATATTGAAGTTATGAAAGAAGAATGGATAAAAGCAAAGCGTATTCCTGCAGAACGTGGCGATTTTATTACTAAACGATTTAATATCTTTGCTAATAATGATGAGATGAGTTTTATAGACCATACAACATTATCTAAAAATAATGAAGTGATCGCTTTTGATGAATTAGAAAATCATCCATGTACAGTGGGTTATGACTTATCTGAAACGGAAGACTTTACATCTGCTTGTGCTACATTTGCACTTGAAAATGGAAAGATTGCAGTATTAAGTCACTCATGGATACCAAAACATAAAGTAGATTTATCGAATGAAAAAATACCATATAGAGAATGGGAAGAAGCGGGATATCTGACTATACAAGATAAACCTTATATAGATTATACAGATGTATATGACTGGATATTAAAAGTGAATGAACATCATCCAGTAGAAAAAATTACATATGACAGAGCAAACGCATTTAGACTTAATCAAGAGTTAAAAAATTATGGGTTTGTTACTGAAGAAACAAGGCAGGGCGCATTAACATTGAGTCCTGCTTTAAAATCGTTAAAAGAGTTATTTTTAGATGGCAAAGTAATCTATAACAATAATCCATTATTCAAATGGTACGTAAACAATGTGAAATTAAAACTTGATAGAAATGGAAACTGGCTACCATCTAAACAAAGTCGATATCGTAAAATAGATGGCTTTGCAGCATTACTAAATACGTATACTGATATTATGAATAAACTCACTGAAGAAAGTAACACGGGAAATATTGAATTTTTAAGTATTAAAGACTTAATGGATTAAGGAGGTGATTAAAATCGCAAGTGTGAATATCTTTACTAGGATAAAGCGTAGATTAATTGATAATTGGATAGATGAAACAAGTAATACACTTTATGATTTCTCGCCATGGCGTAACAAATCATTTTGGGGGAATATCAATAATACTTTAGAAACTAATGAAACTATTTTTTCTGCAGTAACTAGGTTAGCAAATTCATTATCTAGCATGCCAATTAAGTTATATGAAGATTATAAAGTCATAAACACAAACGTATCTGAACTATTAACAATTAGTCCTAATAACTCAGTAAGTAGTTATGATTTTATCAATCAAATTGAAACGGTAAGAAATGAAAAAGGTAATGCATATGTATTGATTGAACGAGATACATTTTCGCAACCTAGCAAACTATATTTACTAAATTCAGACATAGTAAATATAGCAATAGAGAATAATAGTAGAGAAGTCTATTACATTATTCACGCTGCTTCGGGTAACAAACTTATCATTCATAATATGGATATGTTGCATTTTAAACACATTGTAGGCTCAAATATGTTAAAAGGGATAAGTCCTATTGATGTGCTTAAAAATACAACAGACTTTGATGCTGCTATACGTAAATTCAATTTATCAGAAATGCAAAAGCCAGACTCATTTGTACTTAAATATGGTTCAAATATTGATGTGAAAAAACGTCAAAGTGTAATCGAAAATTTTAAAAAATTCTACGAAGAGAATGGCGGCATTTTATTTCAAGAGCCTGGTGTAGAGATTGATCCAATACCTAAAAAATATGTTTCTGAAGATATTGTTGCAAGTGAAAATCTTACTAGGGAACGTGTAGCGAATGTCTTTCAACTACCTGCAGTGTTCTTAAATGCTAATGAAAGTAGTAACTTTACGAAGAATGAAGAATTAAATCGATTTTTCTTACAACACACTTTAATTTCTATTATTAAACAATACGAATCAGAATTTAATCGTAAACTTTTGACACCTTTAGACCGTAAGAAAAATAGATATTTCAAATTCAATGTAAAAGCATATTTACGTGCAGATAGTGCTACACAAGCTGAAGTATACTTTAAAGCAGTTAGGAGTGGTTATTACACTATCAATGAAATTCGAGAACTTGAAGATTTACCGCCAGTCGAAAATGGCGATAAACCATTTATTAGTGGCGACTTATATCCAATTGATACACCACTAGAGTTACGTAAATCATTGAAAGGTGGTGATAAAGATGACAACGAAAAAGTACTTTCAAATCAACAAGAAAACGGATAAAAAAGGCGAGATTTTCATTTATGGAGATATTGTGAGTGAAGAATGGTTTGCAAATGAAGTAACAGCACCTGGATTTAAGAAACAATTAGATGAATTAGGGAATGTTTCTGAAATAGATGTTCACATAAACTCGTCGGGTGGTAACGTGTTTGAAGGTCATGCTATCTACAATATGCTTAAAATGCATAAAGCAAAAATTAATATCTATATTGATGCATTGGCTGCATCAATCGCAAGTGTGATCGCTATGAGCGGTGACACTATTTTTATGCACAAAAACAGCTTTTTGATGATTCATAATTCATGGATTATGACAGTAGGTAATGCCAAAGAATTACGTGATACAGCAGATTTATTGGATAAAACGGATGAAGCAAGTAATCAAGCATATTTAGATAGAGCGCTTAATATTAGCGAAGAAGAACTGAAAGAATTATTAGATGCTGAAACATGGCTTACTGCAAGTGAAGCGTTAGAAAAAGGATTTATTGATGAAATTTTAGAGCCTAATGAAATCGCAGCAAGCATATCTGATGAACGATATAAGTTATTTAAATCTGTACCTTCATCCATTACAAAACAAAACAATAATGTAACAAAGCACTTAGAAGAACAAAAATTAAGACGAAAAATTATAAAAGAGTGTGAAACTTTAAAATTCACACTTAATTTATAGGAGGGTAAACGAATGCCAACATTATTTGAATTAAAACAATCGTTAGGAATGATTGGACAACAATTATCAAACAAAAATGAAGAATTAAGTAAACAAGCTTCAAATCCTAATGTAGATATTAAGGATATTGAGAAATTAAGAAGTGAAAAAGAAGGTTTACAACAACGTTATGAAATCGTTGAACAACAAGTAAAAGAAATTGAACAAAAAGAAAAAGCGAAATTAAACGACAAAACTTCTGCTTATCAAAAATTAAATGGCGATGAAAAATTAATTAAAGCAAAAGCAGAATTTTATCGTCACGCTTTAAAACCTGATGAGTTTAAAGCACCATCACATGAAGCTAAAAAAGCTTTAATTGCTTTACCTGATGGAAATGAAAGTGGTGGAGATAAATTCTTACCTACTTTATTATCAAATGAAATAGTATCGGAACCTTTTGCGAAAAATAAATTACGTGAAAAAGCACGATTAACAAATATTAAAGGCTTAGAATTACCACGTATTGCTTATACATTAGACGACGATAACTTTATTACTGACGAAGATGTAGCTAAAGAAATCAAATTAAAAGGTGATACAGTAAAGTTTGGTTCAAACAAATTTAAAGTATTAGCATCAGTATCTGATTCTATTATTCATGGTTCAGATGTTGATTTGGTCAATTATATTGAAAATGCTTTACAATCCGGTTTAGCAGCTAAAGAGCGTAAAGATGCATTTTCTATTATTTCAACTTCTGAATCTCAACATATGTCATTTTATATTGGAGATAAAGTGAAATCAGTTAATGGAAAAACTACTTATGAAGCAATTACTAAAGCATTAGCTGATTTACACGAAGATTTTAGAGAGAATGCAAGTATTTACATGAGATATGCTGAATATGTAGATATTATTACTACTTTAGCGAATGGTTCTACTGCGTTATTTGAAGCAACTCCAGAAAAAGTATTTGGTAAACCAGTTATCTTTACAGATGCTGCAACTCATCCAGTTGTCGGAGATTTTAATTACTTTGGCATCAACTATAACGGCATTACTTTTGATACTGATAAAGATGTTAAACACGGTGAATATTTATTCGTGTTAACAGCTTGGTATGACCAACAACGTATCTTAGACAGTGCGTTCCGTATTGCAAAGGTGGATAATACTCCCTTATAATCCCCGAAATGTAGAAGTAAGACCTAATACTAGATCAGCGGTTGTATCTACAAATTAGGGGCGATGCAGAATGAATTTAGAAGATTTGAAAAAATGGTTAAGAGTAGATTATAACTTTGAAGATAGTGTAATTACTGATTTAATCGAATCTGCTAAAGCTGAATTATTATTGAATGGTGTACCTGAATATACTGAAAGTGATGAAGAGTATTCGCTTTTTATGACTGCCATAAAGTATATTGTCACTAGAGATTTTGAAACACGTGGCTTTATAACTGAAATATATAAATCAAAAGCATTTAATGAAAAAACATTACAATCTATGATACTTAAATTAAAAAAATGGTGAGGTGATTTTATGGAATTCAATGAATTTAAAAATCATCTTACCTTTTTTAGATATGTTAACAATGGACCATATCCCGATGAAAACGAAGAAGAAACGCTATATAGTTGTTTTTGTAAAATATACAGTCCAGTCATAAAAGATATGGAAATATTAAAATCGAATGAAACTAAAATTACGTTGAATGTTGTTATTAGAGATGCTTCTGAATTCTATATCGTTAAATCTAATCATATGATAAAAATCGATAAAGCAATTTATAGAGATAAATTATTTGCTATTAAAGAAATTAGAGTGAATCAACCTAGAGAACACTACATCACTTTGTTGGTATCTGAAGTATGAGTGTAGAAGTTAAAGGTATGGAAGAAGTATTATCGCAATTAGAAAAACGATTCAGTCCAAAAGAGTTGATTCAAATTGAAGATGAAGCATTAAATAAAGGTTCTGAAGTGTTGTTGAAAGCATTAAAAAGTAACTTTGAAAGTTTTAAAGCAACTGGTAACACTATCAAAGAAATGTCTGTGACAAAACCATATAGCAAAAATATTTCTGTTTTAAGAGCTAAAAGTATTAAATGGAAAGGGCCAACAGGTAGATATAGAATTATTCACTTAAATGAACATGGTTATACAAGAAATGGTAAAAAATACACGCCACGTGGTTTTGGTGTGATTGCTAAAACCTTAAAAGAAGTAGAATCAGAATATCGAAATGTCGTTATTAAGGAGTTGAAGAAAAAACTATGAATATTTTAAACATAATAAGGACGTTAATTCTAGAAGATGAATTTTTAAAATCCGAATTAGATAATAGAGTTTATTTTTATGAAACGTCAAAAAACGCAGACATTACAAATAGTTTTGTGATTTTAACTCCTATCTACGACGAACCAAAAACGACTGTATCTGATAACTATCTATCTGAAGAATATTTAATACAGGTAGATGTTGAAACATATCATCATCAGAAAACAATAGATATCACAAAACGAATCAGACGCTTAATGTGGGAAAATGATTTATTACCTGCATCAAGCAAACTTGATATGTATTTTAAAGAAACAAAACGGTACGTGATGTCACGACGATATCAAGGCGTACCTAAAAATCAATATTATAAAGAAAAACACATCGATTAGGTGTGTTTTTTTATTTTTATAAAAATTGGAGGCAAAAGAATGGGATCATATGTAGCTGGATTTAAACGAATCTATGTCGGTGTATTCGACAATAAAGCGGAAAAAGTAACAGAGTTATATACATGGGAAGATGACAAAGGTGGTACTGTTCGTATGAACATTACAGGTTTAGCACCTGATAAAGTAGACATGTTTGCATCAAATAAACGTGTATGGATTAAAAAACAAGGTACAAACGAAATTAAATCTGATTTAGAAGTATTCAACGTACCTTCTGACGAATTAAATACTGTAATTGGACGTAAAAAAGACGCTAACGGCACTGCATGGGTAGGAGAAGATACACGTGCACCATATGTAACTGTTGTAGGTGAATCTCAAGACGGTATCACAGGCGAACCGATTTATTGTTCATTAATGAAAGGTGTATTTAGTTTAGATAACTTAGAATTCAAAACTAAAGGCGAAAAAGCAGAAGCACCTGAAGTTACAAAACTTGTAGGAGATTGGATGAACCGTAAAATTGAAGTTGATGGCAATGTGACTGGTGTCGCTTATGGTTATCACGAAGGTAAACAAGGTGCAGACAAATTCTTACAAAAAGTGTTCGTTGGTTACACTAAACCAATATTAGCAACTGACAAACACAGTGAATCAGAATTTAACGGTAACACTGATCGTGGTATTATTGACGAATCTCATCCAACTGAAGCACATGAAGTAAGTAATTTAACACATTCAGATAGTAATCCATCTGAAACACACGAAGCAACAACTAGTGTAAATCATCAATAAGTAGAGTGATAAATTATGGTTACAAAATTAAAAGTATACGATAAAAAAAACAATGTAGTGGGAGAAGCAGAGTTAAATGAAGATGGTACATCTAAAGTAACCATTAATAATCTTGAACCTAATACAGTATACCCTGAAGGTACATTCAGAGTAGCACATGTTAAAAATGAAAAGGTGTCAGATTATGTAGACGTACCCGAATTTAAAACGAAACCAACTACTACAAACAAAGACGAGGCACAGTAATTATTACTGTGTCTTTTTTATTTGAAGAAAAGGAGCTAATACAATGATTAGATTTGAAATTAAGAATCAAGAAACTGGTAAAACTGAAAGCTACAAAAAGGACTTTATCACATTAGGAGAAGCTGAAAAATGCTATACGTATTTAGAAGCGGTAGAAAAGGAACGTGAGAAAGAGAAACCTGATGCAAGTAAAGTCAGAGTAAAAGAACGTCAATTACTTGTCGATTTATTCAAAGAACAAGGCTTAACAGAAGAAACAATCTTAAACAATATGAGTACAAAAATATATACAAAAGCGATTCAAGATATCTTTCGAGAAGTCAACGGTGATGATGAAGAAGATACAGAAATTGAAACAGAAGAAGCGGGAAAGACAGGAAAGTAATTTCAATAAAAGATATTTTATCGAACATTAAAAAGATACAAACGTACTGTATGGAAAAGTACGGATGGACAATCATAGAAGTAAAACAACAACCTTATTTCGAAGTATTAGACTTACTTGCTTTAAATAAAGAAGATGAAGCGTCTCAACAACAAAAAGAACAAAAATTAAGCACCGATAAAGTTTACACAGGCAAAGATTTAAAATTATTGTTCGGTGGTTAGAAAGGAGGTAAATATAAATGGATGAAAAGTTACAAGGTTTAACCTTAGAGATGTCACTTGATGCGATTGGCGTTCAAGAAGGTATGAAAGGCTTGAAACGACAATTAGGTATCGTAAATAGTGAAATGAAGGCAAACCTATCCGCCTTTGATAATTCAGAAAAGTCTATGGAGAAATACGAAGCAACGTTAAAAGGTTTGAATGAGAAGTTAAAAGTTCAGAATCAAATGTTTGTACAGTCTAAAAATGATTTATCAAGATTAAATGCGGATTATCAAAATGCAGTAAGTCGTGTTAAAGATGTAGAACGTGCTTATGAAAAACTAGTAGAAACAAATAAGAAGAATAAACTAGCTTACGATCAATCTACTAATGCCATGAAAGAATCAAACGTTGAACTAAAAAAATCTGAAGTACAATTTGCTAGAACGATAAAACGTAAAGATGAAGCATGGCAAAAGTTAAAACAATTAAGACAAGCTGAAAAAGACTTAAAAGAAAGTAATGAAGCAACAACTGCACAATTAAATAGAGCAAATAATGCGATACAAAAACAAGTAGAAAAGCATAAAGAGTTAGTAGCTAAGTACAAAGAAGAAGAATCTCAAGTTAAAAAGTTACGACAAGAAAATAGAGAATTATTATCTTCACATGAGAAAGTTACTAAAAACTATCAAACTTCTAATAAGGAATTAAAAGAAACTGGCGAAGAATTTAAGCAACTGAATACAACGATTAAAAATCACAATAAATTATTAGCAAGTGCCGAACGAAATGTAAATAATGAACTTTCAGCATTAAACAAGTTAGAGCGACAAGTTAATAAAACTAAGTCAGAAATGAATGACTTTAATCGTGAACAAGTAATTGCTAATAGTAGTTTTACTAAATTAGCTGAACATGCTGATAAAATATCCAATAAATTTGGAGCAATCAGCGACAAAATGAAAAGTACAGGTAAAACAATGAGCGTAGGTATTACTGCACCAGTTATAGCAGGTTTTGGTGCTGCTATCAAAACAAGTGCTGACTTTGAAGCGCAAATGTCAAAAGTAGGTGCAATTGCTCAAGCAAGTAGTAGTGATTTAAAAGCTATGACGAATGAAGCGGTCGACTTGGGTGCTAAAACAAGTAAAAGTGCAAGTGAAGTTGCAAAAGGTATGCAAGAGTTAGCATCATTAGGATTTGATGCTAAACAAACAATGGAGGCTATGCCAGGTGTAATTAGTGCAGCTGAAGCAAGTGGTGCTGATATGGCACAAACAGCTACAGTTATGGCTGGAGCTATTAATGCGTTTGGGCTAAAAGCTTCAGAAACGACACATGTAGCTGATTTACTTGCTACTGCTGCAAATGATAGTGCTGCAGACATTAATTACATGGGTGATGCGCTTAAATATGCAGGTGCGCCTGCAAAAGTATTAGGAGCAACACTTGAAGATACTTCAGCAGCCATTGAAGTAATGTCAAATACAAATTTAGAAGCTTCTCAAGCAGGTACTACATTGCGTGCTTCATTCATTAGATTAGCAAGTCCATCTAAGGAAGCATCGACATTAATGCAACAATTAGGTGTCCACTTAATGGATACTAAAGGCCAATTTGTAGGTATGCCACAATTGATCAGTCAATTTCAAAATGGTCTACAAGGTATGTCTAAAGAACAAAAATTAGCAGCGGTATCAACAATAGTAGGTAGTGAAGCGGCAAGTGGGTTTTTATCATTAATTGATGCTGGACCGTCTAAAATTGATAAGTATAGTCAATCACTTAAAAATTCAGATGGTGTAAGCAGTAAAGCTGCTAAAAATATGAGAGATAACCTTCTTGGCTCTGTCGAACAACTTAAAGGTTCATTAGAATCATTAGGAATTAAAGTAGGCACACTATTAATTCCACCTATTAGAAAAGGTGTTAATTGGTTAAGTAAATTTGTTGATAAATTTAATACTTTACCTGATTTTATTAAAAAAGGCGTAGTCGCTTTTACATTATTAGCAAGTGCCATTGGTCCAGTGATTTTAGCCGGTGGTATTTTAGCCGGTGTGATTTCTAAAGCAGTAAAAGGGTATAGAGATTTAAATAAAACAATGGCTATCAATAGTGCAGAGGCAGCTATTAATGCTAAAGCAATTGATGTAGCTTCTAATTCAATTGGTAAAACTGGAAAAGTTGCTAAAAACTCTAAAGGTCATATGAATGAGTTAGGAGATGCAGTCGGTAATTTAAGTACTGGATTTGATGGGCTTGGTAAAAAGGTGCCAGGCGTAGGCGGTAAATTTGGTAAATTCGGTAGTTTACTTGGTGGACTAGTATCACGATTTGGTAGTTTAGGTAATGTGTCTAAATTCGCAGTTGGAGCAATTGGTAAACTAACTATACCACTCACAATTATTTCTACTGTATTCACTATAGCGTATCAAAAGCTAGGTTGGTTTAAACAAGGTATACATGATTTAGGACGTTTATGGAATGAAACAGTTGGTAATCTAGACTTCTCATGGATAAGTAAATTCACAAAAGGAATAGGCACTGCTTGGGATAAAACAAAAGAATTTTCAGCTAAACTATTAGAATTGACACCTATGTTTAAAATGTTAAAAGTATCTTTTGATGGTATTCACAAAGGTGTGGCTAAAGCTACTGATAAAGTTGATGTATTTGGTGAAGGTGTATCTAAAGAAACTAAATCGGCACTTGGTTCATTCGTAAATTACTCTGAAAAATCTAGTAAGATATTAGAGAAAATGCGTATTAATCATGGCGAGATAACTCAAAAAGAATCACAAGAATTAACTAATTTAAATAAAAAAATGAGTGATGATTTAATAGAACAAATGAACAAGCGTAAAGATAAAGAACTTAAAATTGCTCATGATGTTCTAGATAAATCTACTGCTATATCTGAAGAAGACAAAAAGCGCATATTAAAGAAAACTGAAGAGAGAAACGAAATAGCCATTAAGAAAACTCAAGAATTAAATAGAAAAATAAAAGAAATTGAAGATAAAAGAAATAATAGTGGTAAGTTATCAGATAAAGAAATTAGAGAATTACAATCACTGTATAAGCAAAGAGAAGAAGTAGCAGTTAAAGCATTAACAAATGGAGAAAAAGAACAAAAACGTGTTTTGGCTCGAATATCAATTAATCGTAAAGCTGCATCAATCGCAGAAGCTTCTGAAATTGTCAAAGAGGCGAATAAAGCACGTGATGATGCGAAAAAAGATGCAAAGAAACGCTATGATGATAAAATTGACGAAATTAATTCAATAGTTGGATTATCTCAAAAAGAAAGAGAAAAATTATTAGATGAAGCCAAAAAGAAATACGATAAGGATAAAAAATTAGCAGATGAAAATCATGAAAGTGTCATGAGAAATCTGAAAAAATCTAATAAAAATATTGAAGCGGAAATCGATTTATCAAATGGTAAAGTTTATAATGGTTTTCAAAAATGGTGGCATAATATTAAAGAAGGCCATTTTAGTTTATCAAAGCATATAAAAAAATCTTGGTATAATCTTGTACAGGGTATTTTTGGTGCAATTGATAGTTTGAAAGGAATAGGTAATAAGATAGGGCAACCATTTTCTAAAGCTAAAGACTTTATTGTAAGTTCATCTAAAGACATATATCAGGGTGTGACACATTGGTTTGAAAATACTAAAAATAGCATTGGAAATAAAATCAGTGATATGAAAGAACATGCTAGTAAAAAATGGGGAGCAATTTCTAATGATGCATCTCATAATGCTCATTTGATTTATAGTGGCACTTCAAAATGGATGAATAAAGCATTTAGTAGTATGAATGGTTGGCTAAGTGACATGAAAAACAGTGCATTAAAAAAATGGGATGCGATATCTAGTGTAGCATGGTCAAATGCAAAAAGTGTATGGCGGGGTACTTCAAAGTGGTTTGGTGATGCATATAGTAGCTTAAAAAGTTGGGTAGGCGACATGTATGAATCGGCCTTTGATAAATTTGATAGTATCTCAAGTTCTGCATGGTCAAATGCAAAATCCGTATATAACGGTTTTAAAACTTGGTTAAGTAATACACTAGATTGGATTAAAGAAATCGGTGGAGAAATGGCAGATGCTGCAGCTGATTTAGGTAAATCTGTTGCAAATAAAGCAATCGGTGGACTTAATAGTATGATTGGCGGTATCAATAGCATTTCTAAAGCTATTACTGATAAAGACTTAATTAAACCTATACCAACACTTTCAACTGGTACAATGGCTAGTGCGTCTGTTTCAACTGATTCGAATGGTGGCTTAACTGCACCAACTTTAGCAATTGTTAATGATCGTGGCGTGGGGAATGCTCCAGGTGGCGGTGTACAAGAGATTATACACAGAGCAAATGGAACACTTGAAGCGCCACAAGGGAGAAATGTGCTTGTTTCTCTAGGTGTCGGAGATAGCGTCATTAATGCGAATGATACACAACGTTATCAACGTATGGGAGTAATACCAAATTTTTCAACTGGTACTAAGAAAAAAGACTGGTTAGAAAATATGATGTCTTCAATCGGTAAATTCGGTAGCAAAGCTAAAGATACATTCCATAATATCAAAACTGGTGCAAAAGATATGATAAAAGCAGCAGGCGATAAAATTAAAGATGGGGCATCATGGCTAAGTGAAAAAGTTGGAGATGTTTGGGACTATATTGAAAATCCAGGGAAGTTAGTATCTAAAGTTATGGATAGTTTAGGTATTAGTTTTGGCGAAGGTAACCATGCCACTATTAAAATGGCTAAAGGTGCATTCAATATTCTCAAAACTAAATTAATAGATAAAGTTAAATCTTGGTTTGAAGAGTTCGGTGGTGGCGACGGTTCATATTTATTCAATTATCCAATTTGGCAACGTTTCGGTAGTTATACTGGTGGCTTAGGATTTAATGGTGGTCGTCATTATGGTATGGACTTTGGTATGCCAGCTGGTACAAAAGTTTACGCAGTCAAAGGCGGTATAGTAGATAATGTATGGTATGACTATGGTGGCGGTAACTCAATTCAAATTAAAACAGGACCAGGCGAGTGGAATTGGTATATGCATTTATCTAAACAACTTGTACGTTTAGGTGAACATATTAGAACTGGACAATTGATTGCAGAATCGGGGGCAACTGGTGCATATTGTAAAGGTGCTCACTTACATTTCCAATTAATGCGCGGAGACCATCCTGGAAACGATACAGCAATTGATCCAGAGTCATATCTTAAATCATTGAAAGGTGCTGCAGGTGGTAATGGTGCCGATGCTGCGAGAAGTGCCATTTTAAAAGCGCAAGCTATTTTAGGTGGGAACTATAGAAGTAGTTATATAACTGAGCAAATGATGCGAGTAGCTAAACGAGAATCAAATTATACATCTAATGCAGTCAATGATTGGGATATCAATGCGCAAATGGGAGATCCGTCAAAAGGTATGTTCCAAATGATAGGTACGACATTTAGAACTTATGCTAAGAGTGGATTTGATAATATTATGAATCCGGTTGATGAAGCTATATCTGCAATGAGATATATTGTTGATAAATACGGTTGGAACGGATTTAAGCGTGCAGGAGATTATGCATATGAAAATGGTGGTTTAATTACTAAACATCAAATTGCAGAAATCGGAGAAGGCAACAAACCGGAAATGATTATCCCACTTACAAAACGCAGTCGTGCTATTAAATTAATAGAAGATGCAATGCGTATTGTTGGTATGGATACAAGTTCTAGTAATGTCACAGTAAATCAAGATAATTCAACAGTTGAAAAATTATTAAATCATATTGCGATATTAACTGATACTGGTAATAAATTAACAAGAATGTTAATAGAAACGGTTAAACCTAATCAACAAAATAACAATTTAGACAATGTTGAACAAACATTATCAAAAATAAGTGCAACACGTGCATTAGCACTTAATTACATGGAAGGGGGACTTGATATTTAATGAGTGAAACATGGGTTAAAATCATTGAAGATGGTATCGAATACGATATAGATGAATTTGCTGGATTAATGTTTTTAGATGCTAAAGCAAGCTATCCTTCCGAAAATGAAAATAATGTGTCTATCAATGGTATAGATGGTGTTTTACCAGGGGCGATTAGTTTCGCTCCTTTTAATTTAGTATTACGTTTTGGCTATGATGGAATAGATGCTAGAGAAATTGATTTGTTTGAACATCACTTTAGAAGTATCTTTCATAGAAGAAAACCATATGCAATTGTTACATCTCAAATGCCAGGTATTAAGTATTCAATTAGTGGAGCCTCTATACAACCTACAGTAAAAGATTTTTGTTCTTTAGAATTAGAAGTTACTTTAAAAGTATATAAAGGTTATTCAGAATCAGTAAATACAACTGGAAAAGACTTTGTATTTAATTCTGAATGGATGCTTGAAAATGGATTACCTTTAAACCACAAACCAAAGTATCATTTTAAAACAAGAAGTTTTCAAGTTTGGAATGGTTCAACAGATACAGTAGATCCTAGAATGCGTCATAAGTTAAAAATATTGATACAAATTAATGCAGTCGGTGGTTTCCAACTAGTTAATACTACTACAGAGGATAAATTTAAATATAATAAAACAATCGAATATCGTTCGAAATTCATGTTAAATGACGTATATGCATATAAAGATAATCAAAGAGTTGGGATAGATACGAATAGAGGTATCATTACGCTTGCACCGGGAATGAATAATTTCGAAATACTTGGAGACGTAAAAGATGTAGATATCATTTTTGAATTTCCATTTATTTATAGATAGGGTGATTTAAATGGATAAACATAAGCACATATCAATTATGAATTTTGAACAAACGATATGCGAAAACTTGATTGAAATAGATTATAGTACCTTTAAAGATACGTATGAATTAAACAGTGCTCGGATGATTACATTTACAGCATACCGAACGAATGCTAATCGATTTGTATTTGACTTACTTGTGAATGAAAATTTTGTCATTTATAAAGGCGAGAAATTCATTATTAAGAATGCAGTTTCTAAAGTCGAAGGACAAAAAGTATCAATGGACATCACTGCTTATCATGTAATGTTTGAATTTCAAAATCATTTCGTGGAACAGCTTGATGACGATAGTAGTGATAAAAAGAAAAAAGAATATACATTATCACAGTATCTTGAGTATGGTTTTAAAAGGCTCTATAATAAATTGGACTGATGACTAAAAATCATCAGTCCAATTTTTATGTTTGAATACAAAAATGGCGCAATTACCTCTATAATTATTAGCTACCAAACAAAATAAAAAGAAAGGTAATGCGCCTATGTGTAAGTCTATATTAAATACATTAAGAATTAAAGATAAAAATCTAAATTTTTCAGATGAAGTGATTGAGAAAAAACATAAAGGACGAATGAGCTTGTTTTACTATGCCGAGCTCACTTATCAACCTACACATTGTGAAAATTGTTCAACTAAAAATGAAAATTTCTCAATAGTAAAAAATGGTAAGAAAACCTCAACGATTACTTTACTTAAAATTATGGAAATGCCCGCTTATTTAGAACTTCAAAAACAAAGATTTTATTGTAAATCATGTGACAGTCATTTTACTGCTAAATCTAATATTGTCGACGCTCATTGCTTTATTTCTAATAAAACAAAACTTGCAGTTTTAGATAAAGCACAAGAATACCGCTCTCAAAAATCTATCGCTAAGTCATGCTTAGTATCATCAATGACTGTGTCTAGAGTGATTAATCAAGCGGCAAGCGACGTAGGTCAGTCTTCTTTTGATGCTTTACCTGAACACTTAATGATGGACGAATTTAAAAGTGTTAAAAATGTAA